CCTCAAATTTGCCCCGGAGGGCATTTTTGATATTTGGTTTTGATGTTTTTTACGTATGCATGGATTTGCAAGCGTTCTAACCTCCTATAGAACATGATGGCTTATGCCAGGATTCTCCTTTCGATCCCTCCTATAAGTTCTCCTCCATCATCCATGCATACCTAAAAGACATCAAGGCAAAACTACGTAGTACAGATGGAGGTGAACTGCTGCGTGGCTAGAAAAAAAACAGAGGCGAGTAAAGCGCTGTCGGATATTCAGTTTCCACCAGCAGCAACTCCCGAAGATCGAGAAAATCAGCTAATTGCTTTAGCTTATGATGCTGTTGAGGAAAGAATAAGAAATGGAACAGCATCGGCTGCCGAGTATGTTCATTTTTTAAAGGCAGGATCGATAAAGCAAAGAGAAGAAATGGAGAAACTTCAGAAGGAAAACGAACTACTTCGCGCGAAAACAGAAGCAATTGATTCGGAAAAGACGAGAGAAGACCTGTATCGTAAGGCAATCGCTGCAATGCGTTCTTACACGATTCCTACGGAGGAAGAGTATGAAGATCCGTACCTATACTGAACTCATTAAGCTTCCTACGTTTAAGGAACGTTACGAATATTTGCGCATCGGTGGAACAGTTGGCCATGAAACGTTCGGAAAAGAGCGCTGGCTAAATCAGAAGTTTTATACATCAACAGAATGGCGAAACTTTAGACGCGAGATCATCATCAGGGACGGAGGATTCGATCTGGCATGTAGTGAACGCCCATTCGAGCCGGGAGAAAAGATATACATACATCATATGAATCCCATAGAACTCGAAGACGTTGCCAATCTCTCTGAAGTTTTAATGGATCCTGAATTAGTCGTCTGCACTTCGTTCACAACACACCAGGCGATACACTTTGGCGACATATCGCTTCTTGGTCTTGAAGAACCGATCGAAAGAACGCTGTATGATACTTGTTCATGGAGGCTATAGAAATGGCTATAGAAACATCTATTCTCAGAACGATTAGACGAATGATCGGGCCGAGTGAAGACTATGAGTACTTTGACACGGATTTGATCATACACATTAATTCTGCATTTTCAAGACTCTGTCAGCTCGGTGTCGGCCCAGAAATGCCATTTCGTGTAACCGGCGAGGACGAAGTCTGGTCTGACTTCATTGATGACGGGTATCAAGAGGATGTAAAGCAGTTTGTCTATTTGTTTGTAAAGGTAATATTCGATCCGCCTGCAAGCGCGACTGTTCTGACCGCATATAAGGAACAGATACAGAAGCTTGAATGGCTTCTTATGGAAACCGCGGAACACGGGTACTGACGCTTGTCCGTAAAATGAAAGGCCGATGAGATTTCAAAATGGCTTTTCAATTCTATAACCCAAATCCGAAAGGACGATTTGTCGGTGATTGTACCATACGTGCAATCTGTAAACTTACAAATCAGGATTGGGATCATGTGTATGCCGCCACGTCATTTCAGGAGTTTCTGGCAAAAGACATGCCTTCCGGAAATGCAACCTGGGGCGCGTACCTGGCAAGACTCGGTTACATAAGAAAATTTATACCAGACAGCTATCTCGGACGATACACGGTGAAGGGCGGTGACTACTATGATACGTGGGATTCCGGAAACGAAATGCCATCGTACTATTGGACGAAAGGAGATCAATAAATGAGCAATTTCGGAGTTAATCCAACGCCAGTAATCGGAACAAGCACAGGAGCATTTCCGCAGCCTGTACTTCCTACGCCGGCGCCGTCTTCCGGTTTAAGCAGTACCGTTCAGAATCCTGGTACAAATCTGGTTCTGAATGCGGCGGCAGGACCCAAATGCAATATTGTATGGGTCAACGGCATGGACGAAGTTCTTGCGCATCTGACATCGCCGAGTGAAGAATATATGGGAGAGCCTTTGAGAAGTTCTTTGAGGCTCTCCTTTTTATTTACAGGAAGTGAGGGCTACTAAATGTCTGCAAATAACTATTTTCTGGCCCGTCACGAGGGCAAAGAAGTAAGTCACGTTTTGATGTTCGGATCAGATGGACCGTATCTTGCGCACTATAGAACAAAAGGGTCTAAAAATGGTGTGCGACTTTACCAGTATTTAAGTGGGGCACTTACTCCTCTGGGGCGTGAGCATTACGGTGTAGGTCCTCCTAGAGGAAGCGACTCTGAGAAAAAAGACGGTAAAACCGACATCCGCATTGGAAAAGATGTAACGGAAGTTGGGAGCGTTAAGAAATCCGGCGTTAATGTTACCGTCAATGGAAAACAGCTCAGCGGAATCCGAGCGAATATTAAGCAGAAGATCCAGGAACATTCCGAGAACCGTGCAAAAGCAGCTGCAGAAAAGGCCGTTGCCAAAGAAGAGAAGCGTAAGGAAGAAGAAGCAAAAAAAGAATCTGAGCGTCTTGCCAAGGAAGCTATCGCCGAGGCAGAGCGAAAGAAACAGGAAGAGCTCGAAGCCGACAAAGAAAAAGCCGCCAGAGAAGCGCTTAAGAACTACTATCGCGAACACCCGCTGCAGATCTATTCAGCGCGAGATATTCTGACCCCGGATGAAATGAAAGAAGTTCAGGATAAAATCGTAATGGATCGGCAGCTTAAAGATTTCAGACGCGACGAAATCATGAGATATGTCAGAACAGCCAAGGATGTTGCAAACACCATTGATACTGTCTATACAGGTGCTGACAATCTCAGAAAGCTTTATAATCTTGGAGCTCAAACCTATAATTCATTGGTCGCAGATAAAGACCCGAATGATGATAAGAATCCGGTACCTACTATTCGAGATGGTTCCAATAAGTTTAAGATTATTCCAGGTCCGTCAGATAAAAAGGGCGGCGACCAGAATAATAAGGGTAACAAAAATGGCGGAGAGCAGCAGAATAACAGCGGTTCTGAAGAGCCTAAAGAAAATACCGGCAAAAAGTCCGATAAGAAAGCGAAGCAACAGTCGGATCAAAATAGTGAGTCTGCAAACTTGAAAAAAGAGATGGCGGATAAAGAGCGCTCTTCAAGTTCTAATGAAAAAACGGAAAAGATCAAGAATAAATTCAACGATCTTAAAGCCGATGTCGAAAGCGGCAACAAATCTAAAAACAAGTCAGAATATGTTGATAAAGTCGAATTGCGCAACGGCGAGACTCGTTATTTTTATACTGAAGAGGCTGTAAAAGCCTATAAGGATAATAAGCAGTTTGCTGAAAAGTGCAAATCTGTCTACTCGAAAGCAAGTGACCGTGAGCGACTTAAATTTGTTTCTGATCTTGATGACATTGTTGACCGCAGGGTAAAAGCGAATACCTGGACGGAGACTGATCACGGAAAATATATGGCCATTTTCGATGCCATCTATGGATCTGACGATGAGATTAAACATTCTGATGTTGAAGATGACGGCTTGATCAGTCTCGATGAATTTCTGGCGAATATTGGAGGATAACGTATATGACGTATGTATATACCGGAACAGATCTCGTCCCTACTGACGAGTATCTTGCGCATTACGGTATCCTCCGTCAGAAGTGGGGCGTTCGGCGTTTTCAGAACTACGACGGAACTTTGACACCAGCCGGCCGCGAGCGCTATCACAAGATGATTGCGACCAATGTCCAGAAGGACCGGATGCGAACCGATAGTAAACACCGTAAGGCACGCAGCAAGGTTGAAAAAGTTATTCAGAAAGAATTTGAAGCTACTTCTGAGGGGAAACGTCTCAAGAAAGCCAATGATAAACTGGCTAAGATTCAGGGACATATGAATAATCGTGACGATTCCTATAAAGACCCAGAGAATGGTGTGCTGGCAAAGACCGTCAATCGCATTGGTCAAAATGCTGACAAGAACCGTATGGCTGGAGCGCTTGCTGAGCAGAACGAAGCCCAGAAAGCCGCTGCAAAGATCTACGATGAGCTTCGTGAAAAGCATAAAGAAGAGATCCTGGACGCAACAATTAAAGATCTTAAGATCTATATTGTCGATGATGGAAGAGAATGGCTTGAAAAGTATATTCGCGGTGATGATGACGCGACGTTCTCTAAAGTTCCTTTGAAACAGGCATTCAAAGAAATGATGGAAGCCGCAGACGATCGCAGAGCAGGCCGTGAGAAAGCTTGGGCTATGGAAGATAATGGCTTTAAGACCGACGAAGAGTATGAAAAATGGATTGGAACTGATGCTTACTACGATTACTACGAAATGCGAAATCCCGAGAATCGTGAAGATGGCCATGGCATCCATGGACAGTCCTGGCCAAGAAAGTATCAGAATTCGGATGGCACTTTAAATGAAGAAGGCCACAAGAAAATCGAAAATGACCCGAAGTATGTTAAAAAAGTAGAAGAGAATGGCAAAGTCAGATATTATTACGACAAAGATGAACTGAAGGCTTCGTATTTGAACGCCGCAAAGCAATTGGAGAACATCCCGAATCGCCACGATTTGCCAAAACGTGAAAGAGTTGTGCGTGATAAAGCCAATGATGAAATTACCAGTGTCGCGAAAAAAGCAGCGCAAGCTTCGGAGCTGAAAGCGATTGGCGCTGATGCGAAGAAACTTAATCAAGAAATGGTTAAAGAGTACCGAAGCTGGTATCAAGAGAACAGAAGCAAACTATCTGGTATGGACGCATACGCCAATGCCTGGAATCGGTATGTCAGCAAAGATCCAAAACTTTCTAAATTGAATAAGCAGTTGGATGAGCACCGGCAAGCATACTATGACGCTGCTAAAAGAGAGGCATATAAGATTCTCGGAACACATGAATCTTCTTACGAAACAGATTTGCTTGCAAGCCGTATCGGAAATATGTATTACTCAGAGATAGGGGAGGATAGATCAAAATGATTGCTATCAGTACCAATGACAGTATGCGTTCAGTCGTCCCTTATTTTGCCCATCATGGCATCAAAGATCAGAAGTGGTATCATCGGCGCTATCAGAATTATGACGGTTCTTATACAGAAGCCGGCAGACTTCGCTACGGAATCGGTAAAAGCTGCACATTGAAAAATAACGTGCAGCGCCGAAAGTCTGCCGAAAAAATGATCAAGTATTCGAACAAAGCGAATAAGCTTCAGAAAAAAGCGAATACAGCCAGAGTTAAAAATCCAAACGCAAACGTTGCAAAGCGTGAGCAAAAAGCTGAGGCCTATCGCCAAAAGCAATATGAAAAAGCTCATGAACTCGTGAGCGAATCCGAAGATCTTCATTCCGCCATTGATGCATACGACATGGTAGAGAAACGTTATGAAGATGCTGTAGATGCGTTTCTTTCCGATAAAGACGCGTATGCAAAAGCAGTAGAAGAGCAGATTGCCGAAGACCGTAAGCATGGCTTTTACGGAGGTACGGAAGAGGATTTTCGTAACTTCTATAACGGCGATGAAGGTCAGCAGACGATTCTGGAACGCTTTGAGTCAGAAAATGAGAATATTCAGAAGCTCTTGCGCGATGTGAAATCGAAAGAGAAAGAATTTCAGGATACTGCCGAAGCTCTATTTGACAACGCACTCGACGTATTTGGTAGTTTCGAAGTTGACCGTAAAAAGATTCTTGGAAAAGGTCCATACACTTTAAGTGAAGAGCTGGCTGAGCGAGAGTTGCACGGGACACTGCTCGACCGGAGAAAGCAGGAATCTGCTAATAAATCAGCTGAAGAAGCAGCGGCCAAAGACGATTTTTCAAATCTTCCAAAAGAAGAACAGAATCGTTATCTTCAGAGAGCCGCCGAAAAGCAGTTTGAAGATGATCGCGATTCCGGAGAATTGGATAAACTTAATAAGGCAAGAGTCCGCAAAGGAATGGCCCCACTTACTAAAGAAGACTATATACATGAGGCTATTGACGGCGACGGCAATGAAGGTAAACATAAAGCTTGGCAGGAATACGCCGAAGATAAGAAGAATGGAAAGATTCCAGCCAAAACTGAAAAGCCGGAGTATATCGACAAGGTAGAAACCAAGAATGGCGATACCAGATATTTCTACGACAAGTCTGAGCTGAAAGCTTACAAGGATGGAAAGTCCGGTGCTTCTGACAAGGATCTTGACGATGCATATAAGAAGATGCGAAACAGTTCCAAGACTGATGAAGAGAAAGATCTTAAGGAGCACTATTGGACTAATGCCCGTGATAATGACCGCTGGGACATTAACTTCCTGGAAGCCGTTCAGAACTCTGTAATTCTGGATCAGAATGATAGGAAATCGTTGCTTACAGAGTATGCAAAGTACCTTTCGGACCCAATGGACTATTGGGAAAACGGACGAGACAAGCTTAAAGAACTCTAAGGAGTAAATCAAAATGGCGTTATCGAATACCGCCGTACCAAAGTATTACGGCGCATTTCGAGACGCCGTTCTGCGAAATGAGATCCCTGTCTGTCAGGAGGTCTCTATGGAAATGAACCGGATCGACAAGCTGATCCGGGATCCGGACATCTGGTACGACGATGAAGCTACAGAACGATGGATTCGTTTTTGTGAGAATGAATTAACTCTGACAGATGGCGGAGATCTTAAACTGCTTGACAGCTTCAAGCTCTGGGGTGAACAGATCTTTGGCTGGTATTACTTTATTGAGCGCAGTGTATGGGAACCTTATCCCGGAGGCCATGGCGGACGCTATGTCACAAAGAGGATAAAGAAACGGCTGATCAACAAGCAATACCTGATCGTTGGACGTGGCGCGGCAAAGAGTCTTTACGATACCTGCATTCAGGCTTATGGACTGGTTTGTGATGTTACAACCACTGACCAGATCGTAACTGCACCAACCGTACGACAGTCCGAAGAGACAACGCTTCCACTGAAGACTGCAATCAGCCGGGCAAGAGGGCCTCTGTTTCAGTTTCTGACAGAGGGATCGCTTCAGAACACGACAGGCAACAAAGCTGACCGCATGAAGCTGACTTCCACCAAAAAAGGCATTGAGAACTTTCTTACCAACTCGATCATCGAGAGCCGACCGATGCGTATTGACAAACTGCAAGGTGCCAGATGCAAATATGCAACCGTTGACGAATGGCTTTCGGGCGTTGTACGTGAAGACGTTGTCGGCGCTATCGAGCAGGGCGCGTCAAAAGTTGATGACTGGCTGATTGTAGCAACAAGCTCCGAAGGAACAATTCGAAACGGACCTGGCGACACGATCAAAATGGAGCTGATGGACATCCTGAAAGGGAAGTATCAGCAACCTCATGTGTCGATCTGGTGGTACCGGCTGGACGACGAGAAAGAAGTCGGAGATCCGTCCAAATGGATGAAAGCCAATCCGAATCTCGGCAAGACTGTATCCTACGAGACATATCAGCTGGATGTGGAACGTGCAGAAAACGCCCCCGCTGCGAAGAATGACATTCTGGCAAAGCGATTTGGAATTCCGTGCGAAGGCTACACCGTATTCTTTACGTATCAGCAGACTCTGTTACATCGACCACAGTACTTCAACGGACTTCCCTGTGCCATGGGCGCCGACCTTTCGCAGGGCGATGACTTCTGTGCATTTACATTTTTGTTTCCGCTTACCGACGGAAGCTTCGGCGTTAAGGCGAGAAGCTACATCACTTCCTATACTTTTCACCGGCTGTCGAAGGCCATGAGAGATAAGTACGAAGAGTTTCTGCGCGAAGGAAGCCTTATCATCATGGACAGCAAGATTCTGGACATCGGGCAGGTCTATGAGGATTTGTTCCAGTTCATTACCAAGATGAATTACGATGTCCGCTGCTTCGGATATGACCCATATAATGCGCAGGTCTTTCGTGAACAATGGGAGGTCGACTTTGGTCCGGCCGGAATCGAAAAAGTCATACAGGGCGCAAAAACAGAATCCGTCCCTCTTGGAGAACTTCGTATTCTTGCAGAGGAACGGATGCTTTTGTTTGATGAGGAAATCATGAAGTTCTGTATGGGGAATTGCGTGGTTGAATTCGACAGCAACGGCAACAAGAAACTGCTGAAGCGGCGCAGAGAACAGAAGATCGACAATGTCTCAGCCATGATGGACGCCTATGTTGCCTATAAGGCCAACAAAGAGGAGTTCGCATAAATCAAAATGACCATTCAAGGAACTGGAGGGATGCGAATTGGAGGATTATACCATTGCAAGAGATGCGTATGGCAATCACTACCTCAGCCACGGCATTGAATGGAAGAATCATAAGTACATTAAGAAATTAGGGCAGGGTAAACTCGCCCTATATTTTTATACTCCGGAAGAACTGAAAAAGTATTTGCAGAATGTTTCAAAGAAAGCTCAGGAGACTGGAGAAAGCATTAAGACTGCCGGGCAGGAAGTCGCAAAGAAGATGCAGGTCACTTCTGAAACTGCAAACGCTGTAAAAAGCAAGGTCCAGGAAGTTTCTCAGAGAGCACAGTCTGGTTTGAAGCAAACTGCCAAAGAGACAAAATCAGCTGTCGGAAGAACTGCGTCTGAAGTAAAAAGAGTTGCCAAAGAAGCAAAAGAGCAGCTTAGTAACTCCTCAAAATCCAAGAGCCTAGAAAAACGTATTACTCCGCACGCTCCGCTTACCCTTAGTTCGAATCCGAAGAAAAATCAGGAGAAACTGGATAAGGCGAAAAAAAATGACCTTGTTCTTCTTGCCGATAAAACTCAAGATGCAGCGGAATCGAAGAAAGATTCCGAAGATACAGGAGTAAAAGAAGGCTCCAGTGCTCATGGGTTTACGAGCCATCGGAAAAATGTAACCGGGTCAGCAAAAGAAGGCTGGAGTAAAACGCGCGAGGTTGTACCCGGGCAGAATAAGGTTGACCTTAATGACGTTGCTACCGCGTTAGGTGGTAAAACCGCCATGGGCGAAAATTATAACAAAGAATATATTAAAGGTGCGCTTCAAAGTTTTGCTGCCGAACTAGATGCAGAACGAGAAAGGGCAAAGGAACTTGAATTTGAGATCAACAGAAATAAGGAAGTTCTTGAAGACGTTAATGCACAGTTAAAGTCGTATCAGGATAATTGGACGTTTGTTAACGGTCTGAAAATGCCCGGAGATAAAATTAAGCAATTAAATAAAGATCGAAAAAAATTAGAGTCTGAAATTAAAGACGCAGAATTTGATCTTACCATGAAGAAAAATATGTACAATCTCGGCGTAGTACAACTTGATAAGCTCATTGGATACTATAAAGATACTTATATGTAAAGGAGAGTGATTCCAGTGCCCAGTTTTGGTGAAAGAATTGTGAAAGCCTGGAACGCTTTCCGGAACAAAGATCCTACCGCAAGTCCGGCGTTTGCATACAGCTCCGGAACTTATTCGCCGCCCGACCGCAGACGCTTGCATCGCGGAAGCGAACGGAGCATTATTGCGCCTCTGCTTAATCGAATCGCAGTAGATGCCTCATCTATTGAACTGAAGCACGTGCGACTGGACGCAGAAGGGCGTTATAAAGAAGATATTCAGGACAGCCTGAACGAGATCCTGACCGTCGAAGCAAACGTCGATCAAACGGCGAGAGCTTTCCGGCAGGATGTTTATTTGTCATTGCTGGACGAAGGGTATATCGCAATCTGTCCAATCGATGCCGATGTAGATCCGACAACCTGGACCGTTACATCATTTGGCAGTGTTCGGGTTGGAAAGATTCTTCAATGGTATCCGAGGCACGTTGAGGTCGAAGTTTATGATGATCGAACCGGTCAGCGAAAAACGATTCGTCAGCCGAAAAGTATGTGTTCGATCGTTCAAAATCCGTTTTATGAGATTATGAACGCTCCGAACTCTGTCCTGATGCGTCTGCGCCAAAAGCTTGCCATGCTCGATGAGCTGGATGCACAGAGCACTGCCGGAAAGCTCGATCTTATTATTCAGCTTCCGTACTCTACCCGTTCGCAGATTCGAAAAGATCAGGCTGACGAGCGTAGAAAAGATATTGAGATGCAACTGGCAGGATCTAAATACGGCATTGCCTACATTGATTCTACCGAGCATGTTATACAACTGAACCGTTCTCTGGACAACAATCTGATTCCGCAGATTGAATCACTAACGAAACAGCTTCTGGATCAAATTGGTATCACTCCGGAGATTCTGAATGGCAGTGCTGATGATGTAGCGAAGAACAACTACCTGAATGATGTTCTTGAACCTATCGTTACGGCGTTGGTAGATGAGCTGAAGCGCAAGTGGATTTCCAAGCAGGAACGGGCGAGAGGCCAGTCGATCATGTTCTTCAAGGATCCGTTCCGTTTGATGCCGGTCAGCAAGATTGCCGATATGGCAGATAAATTTACCAGAAATGAGATCATGTCCTCCAATGAATTCCGTGTGAAGTGCGGCCTGAAGCCTTCGGATCAGCCCGGAGCGGATGAACTCAGGAATAAGAACCTGAATCAGTCCAATGCACAGGCTGCTGCAGGAACTTCAGAAATAGCAGAAGCCAGCAATCTTCCGGTCGACAATGCTACGACCCCAGAGGAAATTGCGTCGCTCGGATTAAGTCCCGAAGAGGCCGAGACCCTGCGGCAACTGGAACAGGGATGATTTCATATAGATAACACAGGAGGCCATACAGCAATGAGCAAATATGACGATTGCGATTTTCGCGGCTGGGCTACAAGGAACGACGTTCTCTGTAGCGATGGCCGCACGATCCGTCAGGACGCTTTTAAAGAAGATGACGGAAAGAAAGTTCCCTTGATCTGGGGACACCAACATGACAGCCCCGAAGCCGTCCTCGGACATGGATTTTTGGAATCCCGTCCTGAGGGCGTTTATTTTTACGGCTATCTGAATGACTCGCCGATGGGCAAGTACAGCAAGGAAGCCATCAAACATGGCGACATTACTTCGCTGTCTATTTGGGCCAATCAGCTTATTCAGAAGGGCGGGGACGTTCTTCATGGCTCCATCAAGGAAGTCAGCCTTGTTCTTGCGGGTGCCAATCGAAAAGCCTGCATCGAGTATCCGGTTCTTGCGCACGGTGATGATACCGAAGAGGACATGACCGAAGCATACATCTGGATGGGCAATGAGTTTACGCTTGCGCACTCCGATAAGGACGACGATGACGTTAGCCTGGATGATATCCGGGACGAGCTTGAAAGAACGGATGACAAGACACCGGAAGGTAAATCCGATGATCAAAATGGTTCCGAGAAAAAAGGAGAAAACAAGATGGACGAAAAAAAGACTGAGTCCAATAAGACCATCGGAGAAATTCTTGATGGTCTGACCGATGAACAGAAGATGGCAGTTGCCACTGTCATCGGCTATGTAAAGCAGAAATCTGAGGATGGCGACGACGCCAAATCGGACAATAAAGAAGAGAAAGAGGATGCCGTTGTGCATTCCGAAGGAGGAAATACCATGCAGTACAATGCTTTTGAAGCCCCTGAAACGAACAATGCCACCTATCTGTCCCATGCGGATGAAGAGCAGATTATTGCCAATGCCAAGAAACTCGGCACCCTGAAGGGCGCTATCGATGCTTATGCCGAAGAGAATAGCCTGGCTCATGACGGCCTCGCTCCCGTTAGCGGCTTTACTTCTTATCCTTCCGGCCAGACTCCCGCCGGTGTTGATGCCCTGTTCCCCGAGTGGCATGATGTCCGCCCCGGTGCTCCGGAACTCGTAACCAACGATCAGGAGTGGGTTAAGGTCGTTCTGAATAAGGTTCACAGAAGCCCGTTCAGCCGCATCCGTACCTCGCAGGTTGATCTTCGCAACATCGAAGGCATCCGCGCAAGAGGCTACCAGAAGGGCAATGAGAAGGCCCTCGTTGCCAACTACACCGTGGCAAAGCGTACCACCGAGCCCCAGACCATTTATGCAAAGAGCGCTCTGAACCGCGACGACGTTGTGGACATCACTGACTTCGACTATGTCGACTATCAGTACAAGATTGATCGTATGCAGCTCGAGAAGGAGCTTGCGCGTGCGATTCTGATCGGCGATGGACGCGATGCTGCTTCCGAAGACAAGATCGATGAAGAGCGTATTCGCCCGATCTGGACCGATAACGAGATCTTTACGATCAAGAAGACCATCTCCGTGGCAGCAGCGGATAATGATCCCAGCTTCGGCAGCAACTATCTGTATGCTCAGGCCGTTGAGGAAGCTATCCTCGATGCCAAGATCGACTATCGCGGCAGCGGCAACATGGATATGTTCTGCAGCCAGCGCTTCTTCAACAAGATCCAGCTTGCGAAGGATCTGAACGGTCGCCGTATTTACACCAATAAGGGTGAGCTCACCTCTGCTCTGGATGTCAACGGCGTGTATAATGTTCCTGAGTTCGAGAATCTGACCCGCACTGTGGGCGAGGGCGCAAGTGCAAAGACCTATCGCCTGCTCGCTATCATCGGCAACCTGAACGACTATAACATCGGTGCTACCAAGGGCGGCGAGATCACCCACTTCACCGACTTCGACATCGACTTCAACCAGCTCAAGAGCCTGATTGAGACTCGCGTGTCCGGTGCAAACACCCGTCTCTACAGCTTTATCGTTCTGGAAGAGGAAGTTGCGTAATCCGGGATTTCCCGATCCAAACTTATAACTGAATAAATCAAAATGGATGTGATCATGTGAAATTTTATGGACCTGTCGGATTTGTGGAGTCTGTAACCAAGCGACCCGGCGTCAAGACGAATAAACCGATCGAGTTTTTATACTCCGGTGATGTATTAAAGCGCTCCGTTAAATACCAGAACGGTGAAAGCGTAAATGACAGCATAACGGTGCAGCAGCAGATCTCCATTCTGGCAGATCCGTATGCCCGCAGTCACATCAGTTCTTTGCGTTACGTTAAATGGATGGATACTGCATGGAAAGTAACAGATATTTCTGTGCAGTATCCTCGCATTATTCTGACACTGGGAGGCGCATATAATGGAGCGACGGTCGGATCTTCTGATTCAGGAGCTTAGCGATCTGCTCGGCACGGATGAGGTGTACTTTCAGCCCGACCCAGATGCCGGAACTGATGAAAATGGCGAAACGTATATTTTTACAGGAATGCACTTTCCGTGCTTCATCGTAAAACGTACAGAAATATATACGCCGAGAGCGAACGATCAAATCTATCAGTTTCGACCGGCGTATCAGGTTATTTACATTAACCAGGATGAACCGGATCCGGAAATGCTTGAACGGGTCATGCGGAAATTTCCGTATTGTCAGTATCAGAGGCATTACGTTTCCGACAATCTGCATCACGATGCTTTCGTGATCTATTACTAAAACAGGAGGACACCAATATGGCTGCTCTTAAATGGGACGA